GCCGGCGTCCTCGAGCGCCACGAGCGCGACATCGACGGCCTCTACGGTCGCGTCCGCAAAATCGAAAGCGCCCCGGGCCAGTCGGCAAGCCGCGCCTGGTGGCTCGTCTTCGGCGCCCTGTGCAGCGCCGCCGGCGCCGTCATCGCCAGGCTCATCGCCTACGGAGTCAAGCATGGCTGACTACACCCGCGCGTTCCGCCTTTCCCTGCTCGGCATGCTCGTCAAGGAGGGCGGCTACAGCAACAACCCCGCCGACCGGGGCGGCGAAACCTTCTGCGGCATCAGCCGCCGCTACCATCCCGACTGGCCCGGCTGGCCGGTCATCGACGCCACCCCGGCCGCCGAGCGCGACAAACTGACCAACGACCCCGACATGGGCCAGGTGGTCGCCGCGTTCTACCACGCCGAATACTGGCAGCCGCTACGCCTCGACGAGATCCGCAGCGAGGCCGTCGCCAGTGAGCTGTTCGACTCGGCTGTCAACGTCGGCAAGGGTCGCGCCGCCCGCTGGCTGCAGCACGCCGTCAACCTGCTCAGCAGCCGGCAGATCGCCGAGGACGGCGCCGTCGGCCCGGTCACCATCGCCGCCGCCAACGCTGTCATCAAGGACTACGGCGGCAGGCCGTTGCTCACCACCCTCAACGGCCTGCAGTTCGAGCATTACCACCGGCTGGTCGAGGCCGACCCCTCCCAGCGGGTCTTTTTCCGCGGCTGGCTCAGTCGCGTATGGGTGCGGAAATGACCTGGAGCCACGTCACAGTCACAGAGCGCCGCCGAACGGCCGTCCGCCCGAAGGCCATGCCGCCGGCCTACCGACGCCGCGTCAGCCGGGCGAAAGTCATGCGGCGCGAGGCCGAAAAGCTGCTGCGCCAGCTCCGCCAGCAGCGCCCCGACCTGTTCCAGGAGCAAGACGCCTGTACCGCCTGCCGCGGCAACCACTGCACCGGATGCCCCAGGCAATGGTCCGTCTATCCCCAGGGCTGGGGGCAAGGCTGGCGGCACTAAGCGTCAAGGAGACACACGATGAGCATCCTCGACACCATCACCGGCATCGGAATCAAAGAAACCCTCGACGGCATCGGCTCCCTGGCCACCAGCATTCGCGCCGCCATCACCGGCGACAACCCGCTGACCGCCGAGCAACGGGCCGACCTCGAGCGAAAGACCATCGAGCTGCACAAGCTCATCGCTGACATCTCCGCCAAAATCGACCGCATCAAGGGCGACATCATCATCGCCGAAGCCAAGGGTGACAGCTGGCTGCAGCGCAACTGGCGCCCCATGCTCATGTGCGCCTTCGGCTTCATCGTCGTCAACAACTACATCATCAGCCCTTACCTGCAGGCCCTGTTCGGGTTCAGCGTCCACCTCGACCTGCCACCGGCCATGTGGGACCTGCTCAAGATCGGCGTCGGCGGGTACATCGTCGGCCGGTCGGTCGAAAAGGGCATCGAACGCTGGAAATCAGCATGATACGGGGACTGGCTCCGCCAGGTGCCTGTCCCCATCAACTGCGCCTCCGCGTCTCTGCGCGAGGCATGGTGAAGATAGGCCAAACCCAAAAACTCGCAACACAGGCCAAATTTGAAGGCCGGATTTTTCGAGAGGAACCATGATCGACCCGGCAGCCGACATCCAGAAAATCCTGCTCGCCGACTTCGGTGAGCAGATCACCGTCGACGACGGCACCGGCCCGCGTACCATCACCGCGAGATTCGTCGAGGCGCATGACCTGGTCGATCTCGCTGAGGCCAGCATTGCCGCCACCAACCCGCAGGTGCACGCCCTCGCCACCGACGTCACCTACATGAAACGCGGCGATGCCGTCACCGTCAGGGGGGTTGCCTATATCGTTGCCGGCATCCAGCAAACCGGGGTCGGGCTGACCGTCCTGCTGCTCAGCGAGGTGAACCAGTGAGTGTCCGCCAGCAGATCGTCGACGCCATCAAGACCAGGCTGCAGCAGATCCTGCTCGGCAACGGTTACCAGACCGACGTCGGCAAGCATGTTTTCCGCCACGAACCGATGATGATCGACGACGACGATCTGCCAGCTCTCATCTACCGCGCCACCACCGGCGACAGCCGTGCCGTCACCGGCTACCACATGCACACCCTCGAGCTTGAAATCGTCGCCGTCATGGATGGCCGGGCCAGTGACGACACCGTGCGCGAGATCATGGCCGACGTTCTCAAGGCCATCGGCACAGACCCCACCTGGGGAGGGCTGGCGATCAACACCACCCCCAGAGGGAACGACATCCAGACCGACCCGGCAAACGGAAAAATCACCGCCAGCGTGCAGCGTTTCGCCATCGCTTACCGCACCGCCGAGTGGGCCATCTAGGAGGAACACCATGCCCGAACGAAAGCCCGGAAGCTACATCAAGGATAAGGGAAAGACAAAGCCGAACCTGAACGACGAAGCGATGGCCGCCCGCGCCGGCCAGGGAGGGAAAAAAGATGCTCAAAAGTAAAGCCATCGTCCTGGCAAAGATCGAGACGACCTACGGCGTCGACGCCTCGCCGACGGCCGCCGCCAACGCCATCCTCTGCGAAGAGCCTGAGATCGAAGTCCTCGGCAAGAAGCTCGAGCGCAACAACACCCGCAGCTACCTGGGCGCGCTCACGCCGCTCAACATCGGCGAGGGCATCAAGATCAGCTTCGGCACCGAGCTCAAGGGGTCCGGCACCGCCGGCACCGCGCCCGAGATCGGCCCCCTGCTGCGCGCCTGCGGCCTGACCGAGACTGTCGTCGCCTCCACCAGCGTCACTTACGACCCCCACTCCGACGTGCTGAACGGCGAATCCGTCACCCTCTATTTCTACCGTGACGCCATCCTGCACAAGGTCCTCGGCGCCAGAGGCAACGTCAGCCTCGAGGCCAAGGCCGGCGAATTCGCCAAGCTCAAGTTCGAGCTCACAGGCCTCTACGCCGGCCCGGTTGATACCACCCTGCCGACCGGCACATTCAACGCCGTGCTGCCGCCGGTGTTCCAGAACGCCTCGTTCTCCCTCGACGGCTACAGCGCCGTCATCGAGAACCTCAGCGTCAACCTCGGCAACGAGATCGCCAAGCGCGTCGACGCCAACGCCGCCAGCGGCATCAAGGAGTATTTCATCCGGGCCCGGGCCGTCACCGGCGAATGCGACCCCGAGGTCGTCCCCCTGTCCACCAAGGACTTCTGGTCGGCCTGGAGCAACTCCAGCCGCGTCGCCCTGTCGGCCACCATCGGCAGCGCCGCCGGCAACATTTGCACCATCACCGCGCCCAAGGTTGCGTTCGACGTGCCCAAGTATGCCGACCGCGAGGACCTGCTCACCTACGGGCTGAGCCTGATTTTCACGCCCGACACCGGCAACGACGAGATCAGCATCGCGTTCACCTGATCGGAGGATCCATGCGAGATCTGACAGCAAAGACCAACATCATGCGCATCACCGACGCCATCGGCGGCGGCATCGTCGAGCTCCACTACCGGCTGCCGACCACCGAGGAGCGCCTCGAGTACCAGCGCGCCTGCCTGGTGCAGGACGGCGATGAGGTCCGGTTCGACCCCGGCCAGGCGCGGGTCGATTTCGGCCTGCTGGTCCTCACCGGCATCCGCGATGGCGATTTCGCCGCCGACGGCAAGCCGATCAGCAGCAACCCCGACAGCCCCGACTACCGCGAGGACTGGAAGATCCTGCTGCGCGCCACCGCCAGCGACCTGCTCGGCGCCCTCGGCATGGCCGTGTTCGAGGGCGCCCGGCTGCTCGGCCCCAAGCAGGAGGCCGAGCCCCCTTTGCTGAGCAGCTCCGGCGACTGAGGAAGCGCTGCACGCCGGAGCGAAAACGCAAATGCGCACGCAACGCCGGCCCGCACCTCGAGGCCATGTGCAGCGCCTGCCCCGACCGCGAGCCGTACAAGACAACGCCCTGGTTCGACCACATCTGGAAGCTCACCAGCCTGCAGCGGGCCGGGTATCCATTCGACAAGAACGACCTCAGCCTCGCCGAGTGGATCGCCATCGGTGAGATGAAAGCAGCCATCGACGAACCGCCGGAGATACCGAAGCGATGAGCGAAAACAGAGCCGAAATCGTCATCAAGCTCGACGCCCAGGGGCAGCGCGAAGTCCAGGCCGCCCTGCGCGACGTCAACCGCGGTGCTGGCCAACTCTCCGGCACCGTCACCCGGCTTGGACGTAGCTTTTCCGCCCTCGGCCCGGCCATCGTCTCCATCGGCCTCGGTGTGCTTAGCAAAGAGCTGATCGACGTCTCCGCCCGGTTCCAGAAGCTCAACGCCAGTCTGATTACCGTCACCGGCAGCCAGGCCGCCGCCAACAAGCAGTTTGCTTGGCTCACCGAGTTCGCCAGCGAGACGCCGTACCAGCTCGATGAGGTGGTCCAGAGCTTCATCAAGATGAAAGCCCTGGGACTCAACCCCACCCGCGAGAGCCTGCGATCGTTCGGCAACACCGCTTCCGCCATGGGCAAAAGCCTCGATCAGATGATAGAGGCCGTTGCCGATGCCACCGTCGGCGAGTTCGAGCGGCTCAAGGAGTTCGGCATCAAGGCCCGGTCCCAGGGCGACCAGGTGGCA